GTGATTTGCACGAGTATATGCTGCAAAATACCTCTCCTGCATCTCAGGATCTTCTCGGAATCTCTTCCTCGCTGCTTCCGAGTCTCCTTGATAAGTCTCTCCTAAAAGTCTTGCAGCATCTTGTCTTGCTGCTGCACCCATTTGATAACGACCAGCATACATATCACCAGATCCACCTTGAATATCATATTTTCCTTTAGATTCAATGTTAGCAACAACATCTCTATAAAGTTCAAAATCTTTTTGTTCAAATCCTGCTTTCTTGACTTGTGTCTGTGCTGTTGTGCTCGCAACTGCACCAGTTGCTCTTTTACCTGCTCCAGGCGCATATGAACTGCCGCTAGGTGTTGCTCCTGGTTGTTGCATTGGTGGAAGATCATCCAAATTCATTGTATTTCTGACCTTGTTTATATCTCTCTCAAAGTCTGGAAATAGGTCCTCAAATTCTTTCAATTTATCCGCAACTGCATCCATTCCTGCCTTAACAGGTGGGAAAGCAGCAATTTGCTTAACCAACTTAGTACCTTCTCCCACTGTCCACTTGATGAAATTCCAAACAGGAACAAGAACCCAATCTTTCAAAGCATTCCACACAGGTTCAATTGCATCCAGTACTTCACCGACAATTTTCTTGATTGTCTCATATTGTTCGACAAGGAAACCAACAAGAGATCCCAGTGCGACATTGTACACAAACCTCTTGAACATTTCCAAGAAATTCTGTGCTGGTTTTCTCACAAGACCATAAGCAGCACCAGCAACTGCGCCTGCAGCAGCACCCAACATATTGCGCTTTGCAATAACTTCTGCTTTTCTTTTCTTCTCCGCTTGTCCTTTCTTGAACCCAACAAAAGACTTCAGACTTGCCTCAAGGTTAGCAGCACTCTGTGCAACATTTTCTAACGCACCATCGAGATTGGCATTTCCAGTCTTAGAAACTTTGGGTTTTGCAACTGGAACAATGGCAGTTGTGGGAACAGCACCACCAGTCGCATAACCTTCACCTGGTTTATAATCTGGTCTTCGGTAATCAGCAGGTGGCAGCATCTTCTGTGCCATCTGTTGTCCAGACTGTGGTTGCTCAGGAGGTTTTGGTGGTTTCTTACCGCTGCCCAACAGTCCTTTAGTAATCCCACCAACAATACTAGCGATTCCTATTGCCATGGTTTATGAAGGTGAATTGTAAATACCAGAAGTCATAAAGATATTATCGTTCGACAAATCGACCGCAGAGAACGAAGGTGCTTCCTGTTGGTCAGCAGAAGCACCAGCAGACATTCCACCATTTGCCATAGAAGCTTTCAGTTCTTCCATCTGAGAAACAACTGATCCGCCACCAAAATAATCAACAGCAGAAAGATTCATATTATCCAGTTGTTGCTGTTTGGCATTGGTTCTTTGTACACTGGCAGAAGCAATTTCACCATAGCTGAGATTCTCAGTGGGGGAACCACTAGAACTGCTGCCACCTCCACCAGAATCTCCAGAACTTCCAGAACCACCACCCAGAGAAGAAAGATCAATCTCTGGAGCCGTTGCACCAAAATCAAAATTCTGATCCAGTTTTATTCCTTCTGTTGCACTAAATGCACCCTCAACTGGTTTTGGTGCTTGTGGTTTTGGTGTTGGTTTTACAGCAAATCCAACAGCAGCCTTAGATCCCTCTGGGTTTCCAGCATCTGCCATTTTTTGAGCCCACTGCTGTTTGGACAACTGATTTCCATTCAAATCAAAATATTTGGTCTCAGGTTGGCCAAACAAATTTCTACCAGCAAGAACAGTTCCAAGTCCAGGAATTTTAACTTTCTCCTCACTTCCTGGTTTTAAATTTGCAATCATTTCATTATAGTATGCAGAGTCCTCTTCTGACAACTGTCTGACGGGTTTTGGTTTGGATTTGGGATCCACATCCAACATGCTGAACAATCCGCCGCCGCCAAAACCGCCCAGTTCTAGACCACCACTAGAGAATGCATCACCAAGAGCAATTCCAATAGCAGTGAGTGGATCCTTTTTCGCCTCCTCTCGTTCTGTCAATACTTCATCCACAGTCATGTCTCTCCTTTCTGCCTCAGCCTCGGCCAATCGAGTAATTTCTTTGTTTTCTCGCATCTTTGTAGCAATTCCTGCCAAGGCAAACAAGAAGGCAGGATTTGTGAGAATTGCCGACAAACCTTTTACAAGTCCAATAAGTGTGTTAATAAATGTAATCAATTTCAATCCAAGATCAATAGCAAGAAATGCAATAATTGCGGTCATGATCTTGCCCATATGTTCTTCAAGGAAATTGAAGACTCCAAGAACTTTATCTTTATTTTCTTCGCTGGTCAACCACCCAACAACGGAACCAGCAGCAACATTTCCAAGAAATGTTCTCATTCTGTCAAGGATTCCCATTACGGGTTTCTTGACAGCGTTGGTTGCAAAACCAGTTATACCACCAATAAGTTTTTTAGCACCTGCTAATCTATCTTTTTCTTCTTTCTGTCTTGTTGCAGTGACTGCACCTTGTCTTGCTGCTTCAGCAGTTTGTCTCTCAACACCTAAGAGTTCACTTATTGACTTAGCGACATTGTTGAGTGAGTTAGCAACAGCGTTGAGTGAGTCAGCAATGACATCAAAAACAGAAGTCTTCTTTTGTTGTTGCTGTTGTTTATTCTTTGTGCTCGATGACAGAAGAGTCTGTCCGACTGTGAGTGCTCCTCCTCTTTTACCAACACCTCCAGGCAATGCTTTTGGTGAGATGAAAGACTTCGCAGCATCAACAGTTGTTTTCTTTGGTCTTTTCGTTCTTGTTTTTATTAGTTCTTCTCTAAGAGCACGAGATCTCTCGTCTCCAGACCCACCAGTACGAAACTCGATGGTCACAATGCCTTCCTTCAGAGCACTCTGATAACCCTTGTCATCGGAGATCTCATCCAAATCAAACCCCAGTTCCAGGAGAATGTCAATAGGATCTAAGGAGACGTTAGCCATTCTGACGCATCTTTTCGTTTTCTTCTGCGATGTGCTGCTGGAGAAGTGCTACATAGATGTCCCTTTCCCAGGGCATCAGATTCTCAATCTCAGTCAATGAGTATTTATGGTACTGTAGGAGGGCAAAATTAAGTTTGAAGTAATTTTCCAGATCCATATGGATCATCCCTATGCGAAAAAAGACTGCAAACCCTCCAAAACGACAGTACTCTTCACACCAGTCTTCGGATTTGTTACCTCAACATTGTGAGTCAGTTTCGGCATTGTGTCGAAGAACTTCTCAATCTGCTTGAACTGTGAGGAGTTCATTTGTTCTAAGAACTCAACCAACTCTTTCTTGGTGCAGTCTGCTGCTGCCCAAACTTCATCCTCATTGTAAATCTTATCAATACAAGAGGCAATCAGTTCAAATGACTGATCCAGTGTGGCATCACCACCAAAATCAAAGTTGTTCTTGATGAACTGATCCAGTGACGGATACTTCATATCCATCATCAGAGTGTCATCCAAACGAATTCTCTTATCGTGATCTTCACTCTCTTGGACTTCAATCTCTTCAATGTCCAAACTAATATCAATCGGAGTCACACCATCATCAGGAGCCGTGATGGTAACATCCACAACTTCACCAACAGACTTTGCACGAATGTTAAGGAACAGATATTCAATGTCAAAGGTTGGAAGTGTCTCAACCTTAACACCTCTGGTCTGAATGCAACCTTTCAGAACCTGCTTGATTGCATTTGTGATTTGCTTTGTGTCTTGTGTCTCCAAAGCAAGAACCAGAAGTTTCTCTTCCTTCACAAGGAAGGGACGATATTTGATTGTCTTCTTTGTCGAAGGCAGTTTCAACTCATAAGAAGGAGTTGCAATTGTTGGTAAAGGCATTATGTAAGATCAGGTAAGTTATTTAGCCGATAACACTTCGTTCACAAACGTAACGAATGTAATCCATTCTAACTGTGTAAGACAGTATCTGACTTTGATTATACGATATTTGAGAGGGAATGATTGCCAGTGGGAAAGCACCAACAAAGGTGTAATCCAGTCTATAAGAAGGAGTGTCACCAAGACCCAGTGTTCTGTTCAGGTGATCAACATTCTTCTCGAACTTTGTAATGTAAACTTGATCCGAACGATAAGACTTCGGATAATTCATTCTGTAATTTGCATATCTATCAACATATGCATTCTGTTCACGACCATTTCTTCCAGCGATGAAATCAATCCACCCCTCAAAGAACTGAACAACATCATATCTGTAGTTTACGTTGAAGGTGAAGTTAATCGCTTCATCGTATGCTTGTCTATA